TGATATATGGTAAAGGTATTGGTGCATTAGATGCTAATAAAAAGCCTAATGAATACGCACAAATGATTTCTTTAATTAAACCTGATTGTTTAAAAAAGGTAGCATTAGAACGCAAGTTATTAGGAATGGCTGCAATGCAGGTTGTAATGGAAAAAAAGTTGGTTAAATCCATCACTCACTTCCCTATGCATACCTTAAGGGCGGAAAAATGCAACGATAAAGGTGAAATTGAAAATTGGTATTATTTCCCTGATTGGACAAAAAAGAAGCCATCTGAAGAACCTAAAAAGATTCCTGCTTTTGGTTTTGGTAATGGCAACGAAGTAGAAATTTATATTGTAAAACCTTACGTATCAGGGTTTCACTACTATACACCCATAGATTATAGCGGTTCTTTACCATACGCCTATCTTGAGGAAACTATCTCGGATTATCTAATTAACGATATTTCTAACGGATTTAGTGGCACTAAAGTTATCAATTTCAACAATGGTGTACCTTCTGAAGAAATGCGTGAAAGATTAAAAAGCGATGTGCTTTCTAAACTAACAGGCGCACGTGGTGAAAAAGTAATTGTAGCTTTTAACGCTAATGCAGAAAGTAAAACTACAGTTGATGATTTACCTTTAACTGATGCACCTGCACACTACGAATATTTAAGCAAAGAATGTTTTGAAAAACTAATTGTAGGGCATAGAGTAACTTCGCCTATGTTATTAGGAGTACGTACAGGTGATGGTGGTTTAGGTAATAATGCAGATGAAATTAAAACTGCTACTTTGTTAATGGATAACATTGTTATTAAACCATACCAAGAAGAAATTTGTGCTGCTTTAGATGAAATTTTAGCTATTAATGATATTTCATTGAAACTATATTTTAAAACTATTCAACCATTAGAATTTACTGATTTAGAAAACACTACTACAGAAGAACAAGTAGCTGAAGAAACAGGTTTAAGTTCACACACTTGTTTAAGTTCAGATTTTACAGATGAAGAAGGCGAAGCGTTATTAGATTCTTTAGCAGGTGAAACTATAGATGATGAATGGGAATTAGTAGATAAACGTGAATATTCAGATTCAAACATTTCTATTGAAGAATGGGCAAATTCTAAAATTAAAGCTAAACAAACTTTATTTGAAAAATTAGCTGATGTTATTAAATCTAATCCAAGTGCTAAAAGTACATTAGACAAAAAAACATTTAAAGTACGTTATGAATATGCTGAAAAATATTCAAGTGGTAATTCACGTGAATTTTGCAAACGAATGATGGGTAGAACTGCAAATGGTGTTGTTTACAGAAAAGAAGATATAGACCAAGCAAGTTTTATAGGTGTAAATAATTCTTTTGGGCATAAAGGTCAAAACTACTCACTTTTTAAATTCAAAGGCGGTGTTAATTGTGGCCACGTATGGAATGAGAATCTTTATAGATTAAAAACAAAAACAGATGGAACACCTTATGTAGATAAATCATTAAGTTCAAGTGAAGAAGTTTCATCTATTGCGGGTTATAATCCAAACCCTGCAGGATGGTCAGAAGCGCAAATTGCACCTATTGATATGCCAAACAGAGGACACCACCCAAATTATAATAAATAACAAATGGCACAGGCACTATTTATAACTCGTGATGATATTGTAAAATTTACTGCATTAAATGGGAACATTGATACTGATAAATTTATACAGTTTATTAAAATCGCTCAGGATATTCATATACAGAATTATCTTGGTACTCGATTATTTAAAAGGATTAATGATGATATAGTTTCAGGTGATTTAGAAGAACCGTATACAACGCTTTTAAGCACGTATATTAAACCTATGGTAATTCATTGGTCTATGGTAGAATATTTGCCCTACGCTGCTTATACTATTGCTAATAAAGGTGTATTTAAACACACAAGCGAAGCAAGTACAAACGTAGATAAAAACGAAATAGATTTCTTAATAGAAAAAGAGCGTGATGTAGCGCAATCTTACACAAATAGATTTATAGATTATATGTGTTTTAATCAATCTTCGTTTCCTGAATATAACCAAAATTCAAACGCTGATGTTTACCCTGATTCTTCTGCAAACTTTACAGGATGGATACTATAAAAGAAACATACAAACCCAAAGAAAAGAACGTACAAAAATTACAATTATTTTTAAATAAAATAGAAAATGAGTTTAAACTTCACACACATAAAGTCAGATACGTTCGAGGCAGTAAACTTCGAGATTAATATAGATGAAGTACCGGTAGATTTATCAGATACTATTATTCGTATGCAATTACGCAAAGAATATGGTGGTGTAGTTGGGTTATCTTTAACTTCTGTAGGTAATGCAGGAATAACAATTACAGATGCTGCAAATGGCTTATTTCGTATTAATCAGCAAATCATAAACATACCTGCTTTTAATTACATTTACGATATTGAATTCGATTTTGATGGAGTTGTAAAAACCTATATTTCAGGGAATTTTTTAATTAAAAATGATGTAACCCGCTAATGTGTGAAAATGTAAACATAAACGTTTCTGAAACAAATGAAACAATTAATATAGTTTCTTCTGAAATTCAAGAAGTAATAGATATTAACGTGTTTGAAACTACAGAAGATGTTACTTTAAACATTACTGAAGAAATAATTCAAGTAAACATAAACAAAGTAACCGGTGGTGAACAAATACAATCTGATTGGGCGCAAACTGACAATGAAGCATTAGACTTTATTAAGAACAAACCTACTATACCTACAAACACTTCAGACTTAATTAACGATGGTGAAGATGGTGTAAATCCTTTTATTACTGCTAATGATATTCCACCGGTAACAGGCTTTGTTCCTTACACAGGCGCAACCGAAGACGTGAACTTGGGCGAGTTTGGGCTTTTAACAGGTAACATTGAGTTTGACAATACACCCACAAATATACCGACAACTGCGGGGGCGATGTATTGGAACGATGCAGATGGAACGGCTGATTTGATTTTAAAAGGCGGCAACGTTAAATTACAAATCGGTCAAGAGTCAGTTATTCGAGTGGTAAATAAAACGGCTACCAATATAAACTTATTAGAGGCGAACTATCAAGCGGTAAGGGTAACAGGTGCGCAAGGGCAACGATTGAAAGTTGATTTAGCACAAGCCACAACCGACAATTTAAGCGCAGAGACAATCGGTTTAGTTACTGAAACGATTAATAATAATCAGGAAGGATTTATTACTACAAGCGGCCTTGTTCGTAATATTAACACAACGGGAAGTTTACAGGGTGAAACGTGGGCAGATGGCGATATATTATATTTGAGTCCTACAACTGCGGGTAACATTACAAAAGTGAAACCTACTGCGCCAAATCATTTGGTTATAGTTGGATATGTAGTACACGCACACGCAAATCAAGGTAGTATTTTTGTCAAAGTTGATAACGGATACGAATTAGATGAACTGCACAACGTAAAAATAACAAGCGCAGCGAATAACAACGTTTTGGCTTACACTTCAGCGACTGATATTTGGGAGAATAAAACAGTTGAAACGGCTTTAGGATACACACCTGTAACAAATGCTCGCACAATTAGCACAACTGCACCATTAAGCGGTGGTGGTGATTTGACTGCAAATCGAACGCTATCTATAACGCAAGCGAGTACGTCAACCGATGGCTATTTGAGTTCAACAAATTGGAACAATTTTAATAATAAATTCACACTTCCTGCACTAACAAGCGGCAGTGTATTATTTTCAAATGGCACGACAATAGCGCAAGACAATGCTAATTTATTTTTTAATAGTGCAAATGGAAGATTAGCAATCGGCACAAATAACACGGGGTTTGATAGATTACAAGTAAATGGTGGTATTTGCTTTGGAACTTCAAATAATGCAACAATCAATAGTGGTATAGGCGCAGGAAATCATACTTATTTACAATTTTCTACAATAGGAAATAATGTAATGAGGATTAATTCAACAGGGAATGTTTTAATCGGCACCACAACCGACGCAGGCTATAAATTAGACGTAAACGGCACGGCGAGGGTTACTCCATCGGGAACATCAGGAGCAGTATATATAGCTACTCACGGAGTTTATGTTAATAGAGGAAGATTA